TCTTTATACTGCGATTCCGAAATACTACACTTCGAACTCGTTGGGTCTTTCTTATATTCATACATTTGATTGACATAATCCTGAATAGCTTTCAGGAATAGACCAGTAGTAGTACCAATCAAATGATTAGGAAGAAACTTCAAAATGTCAACTTGTTCACCAATATTAGCCATATACATATTCCAAATCAAGTTCAACCTGAACAATCTCATTTCCAACCGTATAATTGGAAACATCACCAGAAACTAACAACCCTTCGGATAACACCGTTTCCAAATATGCCAAAATGTTGTTATACATAGTAAACAAATCATATTTAAAAACTTCCAAACTCTTAGTTGTTAGGTCTTTATAAATCTTAGTGCTGTTATTGACAACAGTTACCATAAATTCGTTGAAAGACCTAAAGTTGAAAGTTTTTCCAACAATAGAAGGAAGCACAGAAGCGGAGAACAAATATTTATGCAGTGTTTCCACCATTGTATATGTAATACCTTCATATCTCTTTGCGAAGTATTCATTGAACATAGCATCAAACAAATCTTCATCAGAAAGATTATTCAGATAAGAAACATCATCATCAGTCAGTTTGCCGAACAGTTGAACAACATCATTCAACACTCGAATTCTTGACATAACATCTGTTCCATAACTATGCTCCGTTCCTGCCAAAGTAACGGAATCGACAGTAGAATTGGACAGAATAACACCATTCGACCCAACCATGTTTAATCCTGTTATGTATTTGACAGAAGGAATTTGTTCGATCTTGGTATTGATATTGGACAACGCGACAGATTTATTGAAATTAGAAGTATCATCCAAGAACTTGTAGACGATATTCTTCACCTTACGAGAAACCGAAGGTACGCTTTCTGCCGTACCGATATGAACAACACCATTTAACTTATAGCGATGTATAACAGGAGAAACATACCGATTTACAATAGCCAATAGAGAACGACTATCCATATCTTCTGTCCATTCTGCAACAGAAGTGTTTTCTTTGGTAGCAAAGAACAGATCGGTAAAATAAGACGAAACAAAAGAACTACTGAACATCGGAATAGACCAACCTTCAGAAGTATATGCAGATTTTACAACATTGTATTCTTCTTTTGTTTCTATAACAGATTCATCAATATTCTTTACGATATCCCAATCGCCGTTCTCGTTTTGTTCATAAAGAGAAGACACGACAGAAAACAATGTACGATTAGCCAATTCTCTTACTGCACGAACTCCACGGGCGCGAATTTCTTCATTCTCCGACCATGCAACCGCACCATATACTTTTTTCCCATCAACTGTCAATCCCTTCAGATAAGACTCATAATCCTTTCTTGTTACCAGCCTTTCCTTGGAAGAGAAAGTAGACGGAGAATTAATATCAATAGATTGCTTGGATTCTCTGTCTGCACCATTGTAAACAGATCGAGCAAAAGTTATACTAACAAAATCGGTAATATCCAAAGAATCGTCAACATACACAGAATCAAGCATTTCCAATTTCTTACCAATCAAATCCGAACGATTTGCCTTGGCTCCCATAGTAGAGAAATACTTAACCAGAATAGAACCATTGCCACGTTCACCAAAACCACCAGCAAAAGTATATTCCGTGTCGGTAGAAGTTTCCCCTGCCCCAAACAAAATATCGACCCCACTGTTTTGATTGGTGCGAATCATACATACTTTCGGAGCATAATACTTAGTACCAACCTTCTCTGCCAGATCGGGACGAGACAATGTATGTCTTTCGATATAGAAAGGATTCGACTTTGCATCAACACTGTTGATATTTTTACCAACATAAGTATAGAAAGTAGAATAGCAATCTAAAGGAAATTGTTTTACAATGCTTTCATCATACCCCGGATCGGACAATCCAAAGTTATCAGAAAACGTAGTATCGTTAATAGAATAAACCTGAAAGTAATCCTTATTCGAAGAAGAATCAAAAGTAATTTCCTTGAATTCCCCTTGAATAATGTCGATCAATTCTGTCCCACGAACGACTGTGCTACCATTGATAAATCTTGATCTATCAAAAGTCAATACCGTATCAACATTCTTCAATTGTGCGAATTCCGTAGATGTTAACTGAATATAATATGCACTAGAGAATACAAATGGAGTATCGTTATAAGTTAAACGAAACCACTTGTTGAAACTAATCTTTTGATTGTTGAATGTTGCAGAGGAAGAGAAAATACCACCCTTAATAGCAATATTAACATGAGATTTGGCGGGTTTCGGCATTCTAACAGAATGACCCAACAAATTAGCTCTACCAATTGCAGAGCTATCCAGCATAGAAGTTCCCGGATATGCTTCTTCTGCACGACGTTCGATATTATAGTTATTAATGTCAACCATTGCCTTAACAGCATCGGTGACCATTTTCATATTAGAAGAATCTTTGTAATTTTCAAGACCGGGAGTAACCGAAAGTTGTTCGTCCAACCCTTCCTGAATAGCATCACCGTCAAGCGCAGTATAAGACAAACCAGACATCAAAAAACACCTCAGACAATCTATTTCTGAGGTTATTTAGAAGTCGAGCATTTCACTTAAAGTTAATACTTATTGCATTTCCTTTATTTGCAAAATCGGTCAACCCTGCCAACTGGGACAGTTCCAATACTACATTGATATCAACATACATAGGAACAGGAGAAGAAGATTCGGAAACCTTTACCCATTCTTCCGACAATGACCAGTTTACCGACTTAACGATCATCTTGTTAGAAGAAAAGTAAGCAACATCACCATAACCAATTGCAACAGAAACAGTAGGTTGATTTCTAGACATCCCAGACATAAAACCATCAGCAATATCCTTATAAAATCCGGCGTTCGTTTCTTTTCCACTCAAAACGTTAACAATTGCACCACCAGCTTTAGTTCGTGATTCGTTGAGTGCCTTTAGACCATTCAAGCCAATACTTTCAGTATGACCGGGGAAACACAATGACAAAATCTTATTAGCCGATGTTCTACAATCACCAATCAAATATTGTTTTCCTTCTATCGTTTCCGATTGCACCAAACCAGAATATCTAGATTCCCACGGTGTATAACTCATACAACGCATCGAACAATCAAACGAAACATCACCGCCACCAGTAAAGAACTTTGCAGTGAAATCGCCATACATCATATCGGTAGAACCAGTAACCGCAGCGAGAGTATCCTTCAATGTAGACATATCGCCAACAGCATCACCAAGCAATTCGGAGTAAGACTTCCAGTTGGCGGTAGCTGTAAACCTCGGCAGTTCATCCAAGAAACCAACAACAGAACCAACACCAAGATCGTTCTTCCTATCCTTTACAGGAATATCGCCTTGATTTCTTGCCAATGCTCCGGCATTAGGAGATATGACAATTACTTTCTTGTCATATTCCTTTTTCTTCAATTCGCCAAAATTAAAAAATCCCGTTTTCTCTAATGCCACAACGACCTCAATTGAAAGCCACTACCGTCTGTGGCATCATACGGTTATACATTTGTTCATTGATACTTACCATCTTCTGTAAGAGTTCATTTTGTGCACCCATCTTTTTTATCTCATCTTTATTGGTTTTATTTTCAATCACGACAGCTTCGGACATCTGCGAACCATTATCAGTTTGAGCCGACTCCTGTTTAACCTCGCTGTTATTAAACGAAAAAATATCACTTGCCCATTCTAGAACTTTGCCAACATTTGACGAACTAGAAGGAATCATGTTCATCAATCCGTTTTTTAACAAACCAATTATATCAAGATTTTTAATCCTATCTACCAGTCCACCAAAGAAACCAACAATAGAATTATAAATGTTCGTTGCTATAGACATGAAGAAATCTATAATCTTGCTTCTAATTTTCAGTCGAACATTTTCCACATAATCATAAGCATTTATTATAGGCATGAAGAAATCTTCAATTTTGCTTCTAATTTTCAGTCGAATATTTTCCGCATAATCATAAGCCTTTTTTATCGTCATGAAAAATCCATATACAGAATCCACTACAGCAGTGAACACAGATTTAATTCCTCTCACAACCTTTATGATGTTGCCGATCAACCGTTGAACAATTTTGACTATACCGTCATAAATCATAAAAAACAAGGTTTTAACGAGTTTAATAACTGTGCGAATTGTATCAACAACAAAAACGCTAACGACTTTATACAATTTTTTCGCGGCACCTACATACAAAGCAAATAACTTTTTAGGATTCCCCAAAAGAGAAAAAAAGACATCAGCAACGGAACTAATATTATCAAATACGTCCCCCAATTTAGAAACATAACCTATAATAGTTTTGATCGCATTGTAAATTACACCTTCACCAAAAATCTTTTTTGTTACGCTTGCTACAAATTCAAGAAAAAATTTGGGAATACTTACCAACGAAGTCTTTAAAGACCACAACACAACTTTGGCAAAAGTCTTAGGTAACGACACTGCAATTATCTTAAACGATGACTTGACCCACTTCACTATATAATCACCAAGAGAATCAACAACGTCATCCATGCTCTTAGTGCCTTTGAAATAACCAACAACAGAATCAATCACACCCATAAAGGAATTAAATTGTTCTTTCAATGCATTAAACAAAATATTCAAAGGTTCGATAACCTTGGCTACGGATTTAGAATCAATCAATCCCATTGTAAATCCAGACAAGATAGAAGACAATGCAGCAACCATCTTATCGCCAAATGTCGATATCTTTCCAGTTATTTCATCAGCATTCAAAAATCCCTTTACGCCATCAATCAATGCCATAATACCAGTAATAACCCAGCCGAGAACTGGTATAGCCTTTGCAAACCTCGCACCCATTCCAAAAAACTTAAAAACGGGAGCCAGTTTAGACAAAAACTTTTTCGGAAGCGCATCGAAAATTCTATTCAACCCTCGCAATTTTCCAGTCGCCATACCAAACAAATCAGCAATAGGTGTAAATACCCTACCAATAAGAGGAATCTTGTCAATAACACGCAAAATCCTTGTCATGGTAGCACCAAGAACAATAAACGATTTTACAGCTAAACCAACCTTAGTAATAAGAGCAACAACACCAACAGTAACAAGAAGAAACAAAGTCTTAAGCAAACCAGACTTTTGCATAGATTCAAGAGTTCCCCGAATGGCAGTTCTCCATTTGCTTTCTGCTTTATTCTTCCATTTCATTTCCTTGAACCAAGACTGCATATCATAACGAATAGCACCCAAAGTCAAATCCTGAGACTGCGTATTCATATTAACAGTCGCAGCGGAAGCAATCTGATTCGCACCAGAAGATATATCTACTTTAGTTTCTTTGGGCAACGATTCCTTTTTATCTTCATCTTTTTCATTCTTAAACCAATCATTAAACTCGATTTGAGCTTTAACAAAATCCGCAATAGTAGACACGTTTTTCATCATGTCTTTCAATGGTTTCAACAGACCAGATTGGTTCAAAACCTTGGCAAAGTCACCACCGTCACTAAACCGAGATTTGACAGAATCGGCTTTAGGTCTTTCAACTGGAACCAAAGATGTACTCACCACATTACCGTCTGCCATCAATTACCTCATACCAATTTCGAAACAATACTTTTCAATTCACCTTCGAAGTATTTACTATCAAAACCATAAGAATTACTTACGTCATCTTCATCGAAACCCATTCTGAACACATCCGAAGCGGGTTCATAATTTTCGTCGCGCATAATAGTTGCAATATCATCACTAGCAATTCTAGCCCATAATTCAAATTCTTTCGATTCGGAATTTTCAGGGAAAATGTAATACACCTGATATCCATTCGGAGATGTCAATGCTGATTTAAATTTGGAATAACAATCCGATTCAAGACCAAACCGATAAGCATCACGATACGCACCTTCCAAATCAAAATAAGCCTGTTCATTATCAGGATCGTTTTCCATGAACCCAAGAATATCCTTAATATCATCAGAATCAGCCTTATCAGACAGTTTATCTACAATAATCTTCTGAATATCCTTTGGTATGGATTCTATCAATTCTTTATATGTTGGACTTTGGAACATTTCGAAGTTATCAGGATCACCATTAAAAATGGTATATCTATAATCTTTTCTTCTATTGCTACCAACATAATCTTCAACATAAGACCATATATCATCCACGTCAACAAACTGACCAAGTTTTACAAACAAAAATTCGTTTCCGTTAGTTTTTTCGTAATGGACGCTATCTTTGATCTGGTCATAATCGGTATTAGGTTTTATACCTTCGAATCCATGTTCAATTAAACAAGTCGGAACAGCAGAATCGTCCATCTTCAAATCTTGAAAACCGATCAATCCAAATGTACCAAGAAAAGAATACGCAAGTCCGGAATTTTCAGATTCACTGACCTCTTCAAAGGCAATCTTTTTGATTTGGTCAATAATTTCAGGAGGAAATTCCGTCAAGGGTGGCTCTAACGGAGAATCATCTTCATCCATAAACGAATTTGTTTGAACATGAAATTGCCATTTCAATTCGTCTCCCTTATCAATAATAATGTACAGTCTACCACGTTTGTTATAATGTTCAAAATAATTGTTGTTGTCAGCAGCGGTACACCACCGAGTTCCTTTTCCATAATAACATGCGGCTTCCTGTGTCTTAGGCGAAACGATCAACCAATTCCCACGTTCAAATATCTTATCGGCACCTTCAGTTTTGATCTCCTTGGTCTTTTCTTTATTTGATTTTAGCTCCGGTTGCTTCTCCTTTATTTCCTTTACTATCTTTCCCAATTCATATTGATTTGCAACCTGACCAATTTGTTTACCAATTTTAGAACCATATTTATCAAACAAAGCCAAATCTTCCTTGATTTTAGAAGAATCCTCAAGAATATTCTTGTTGTTTTTATATGCCTTTCTAATCAACCAATCAAGATATTTTCCTTTCTTTGTTTCGGAACCAGTTGGGTCCATTACCAACAACTTATCGTACACTTCACGAGAAACTTCGTTCTTATAGAACTTATCATATATTTCTTCTACCGAAGCCTCAATAAGCTCAATAGGAACAAAACTTTTGTATTTCGATACGGAAGATTCATCAAGAATCCAAGAAATATAAACATTGTCTCTATCAGAAATCATCACATACCTCATCTTTTCTATTGACAACTAGAAAACTTTTGTATATATTTATAGAAAAAGGAGATTCACTTATGAACATGCTAGATTTGGATAGGATTTACCACATTGACAACGAAGAAGAATCGTGGGCATATGATGAATATGTCGAACATCTTCCTTTCTACAAGACCAATCTTGTAGTAGTAAGTACCTATGTCAAAGACCCACACACCGATCCGCTTTGGTTCAAGTGTTTCGCAATGAATACATCTATTGACGGAGAACAGGTCAAAACTCGTCTTGTTTCTGTTATCGACAGCAGAAACCCAAATTCGTTCACCAACCCTACCATTATTGACATTGACAAGAATGATATTCGGAGCATTATGGTTACTTCCGAATCTATTTCCTATATCTCTTGGCTTCTTGGAAAAGCCGATTTGACTTCATTCTACAAGAACGAAGATGGAAGTATGACAAGGGATATTCTACACAGAAACAAAAAAGCAACCCTTACTTTGGATAAAGGTTGCTTGTATTTGAATCACGCAGACTAACGCTTAAAATACTTTCCAGTAGCAGAAAGTTTAGTAGCAATTGCCTTCTTTTCATCGAAGAAGGCTTTTTGCATTTTATCAAACTTAACAATTGCATCATCAAATCTGGCAATGATTCCTTTCTTGTCATCCAGAACAGCTTTACCAGATTTCAACAAATCGACCAACACAGAAGCCTCTTCTGCTGCTTGTGTATAAACATTGCTTACAAAATCATGGATAATTTCTCTTCCATTTACACCAGTTCCAGTAGGAAAATGATTATGCTGGTTAACAATTTGTTCAAGATTAATAACATTGAAAATCCAAGAATTGACAAGATTAGTAACATTTTTCTGCATCACTTGCCAGAAATTATCATCAGAAGTGATTTCTTCCAATTGCTGTAGGCTAGAACTATAATTGTTCAGGATAGTATCAAACAAAGGAACAAAGTTCTCAAACAACCTTTCCGTTTTATCAACATTCGCATTCTTATAGATCAACTCTGCTTTCTTCTCTGCTTTGTCAATGTTCTGATGAAGAATGGTAAATGGCTTAGTATAATCTTTACCTGTTCTATCGTTGATAGATTCCCTGTCCTTGGAACCCAACCGAAACAGTTCACTCATAGATTTATATTTGGATAATTCGGATTCGTCCATTACCCAAGAAATATACGCATTATCAATATCAGAAAACATCTCCACCCCAAACAAAAAAGGACTTTCCTTGTATTTAGGAAAGTCCTTTGATTGTCTTTAGCTCAATTATACTTCAGAAGCATAGTGCCAACGGTCGAACGCAAGAGTAGCATCGAACACAATCTTATCCGAAGAATCATGGTCAAGAGCGGGTTCGCCCACATTCTTCAACCATGCAGTTTCAAACACGATAGGTTCACCAATTACCTTGCCATCCGTTCCCATAACAGTAACAATCAACCGAGCAGAATAATCCTTCTTGTAGTTAGAAATTCTAACGCCAGTAATAGGATTATAGATAGCATCCTGCCAACCTTTCAGAAGGGCATGAGTACCACCATCCTGAAATTCTTCGATACGGATAGGAACTTCATTCGTATAAGTAGTCTTGCCGGGATACAACTGCTTGGAACCCATGAAATTAGATTCGATAGGTTCAGTCGAACGACCGGGAATGATTGCCGAACGAGCCTTAACGGTCAGGTTAGCAAATTCTTCCTTATTGGGCAATTTGGAGCCAGTCATGTCGAACTCCACCACGAACATATAGTTCACGGCAATATCCGGCATGGAAGCAAGAGCCGTAGTCAAATAAGATTTTCCACCATCATAAGTAGTAGCCATTTACATTTCCTCCAAATTAACCAACCACTTCCGACAGAGTTACCCCAGTCTTGGTGATAATTACACTCAAATTGATAACTTCAGCAGAACGAACAGGAGTAACAGCAATAGCAACATTCATTTCCTGATTGTCTACGACAGCAGGAGGATTGTTAGTATCATCGCACAACACATAGAAGTCTTCAATGTTACCATCACCCTTTTGGCTGGACATAATACCATTGATATTTCCAGTTACACGCAGACGTTCAGAAGGAGTATTACCTTCAAACAAGTAACCATTGAGAGTCGCTTCTACGGAACGTTCAATTCCCAACAACACAGCACGAACCTGAATCTCGCGCAATGCACTATTAAGAGCAAGAGCAGTACGCTGACCCCACATCACATAACCAGTTCCATTGATGAACATAGCAGTGTTGATATTCTTATTCACATACATGCGTTCAATTTCCGCTTCGGTAAACTTGTAATACATTCCTTCAATATTCAACACGCCCCGACGAACGCCAGCAGGAGCCGAAGAAGTCTTGAACTGTGCAACACACTTAGCCTGAAGGACTGCACCCTGAATACTCATGGGCAACCAACGATACTTACGATTGTAACTATCATACTTCTTATACCAACCAGCGTACTTACTTACATAAGATACATTGGAGAAAGAAGTGTCATCCGCATAGATAGAATCAGCAGACACCGAAGGAGCAGAACCAATCTGAACAGTACCACGACAATCCAAACGGCTAGAGATCAAACCGTCAACCATATTGGCATGAGCCTTAATGGGTTTAGTCTGAACAATGATATCAACCAAAACATCACGCTTGTTGGTGTACAGGTTATACGCAGACTGATAATCACCAACACGAGTAACCGAACCAGAATTGCCCTTGCCGAGAGTAACAGGATCAAAGGAAATACCATAGTAAGCAGTGGGCTTTACAATATCGCCGTTATAAGTAAGAGTGGCACGAACAGCAGAAGCAATAGTCTTAGGAACCACAACAGTACCATCGGTAGGCTCGGCGGCAATAGCAACATACAGATACTTAGAAACGCCATTGATAGCATTCTTAATATTCAGATTAGTACCATCGTCGGCAAACACATCACCCAACGTACCGTAGAACGTTTCAACAGCAGAACCAAAAGAAGAGTATTTGTCTTCCTTCTTGTACACACTAACTTTAAACACAGCTTGCCAAATGTTACCAGACTTACCAATTTTGGTCATATCAGTAGTTACAGACTTGGGAACAAAGTCATACTTGTCATACCAAGGACAAGTAGAAACCAATACACCATTGTTATACTTAGTAGAAGTAACAGTAAGAGTACCAGTACCAGAAACCTTGTCAAAACCAGCATACCAATAAGGCTTCATCTCCGCATAGTTATTCAAAGACAAGGTAGCGGGGAGTTTGCTCAATACCGTAACGCCAGTAGACACCGAAGCCCACACCGAGAACGTCGAACCCGGTTTCAGATAACGATAACCGTTTACGTCCGCATCAGTAAGAGACAAGGTAGATTCATCAACAACCAACAGAGGATCAGCAGTCTTATAGAAATTCTGCGAAGCGATCAATTGGTCATAAGAAATATTGCTTGTGGAAGAAACCGTAACGACAAAACGATACGCAGAAGCAGCATCCAAAGCAGTAGCAGAACCAGCCGAGGGAGCGGGCGCACCAGAGTAATAAGTCGTCACATAATCACCAAGACGTTCCTTGTTGATGTCATAACGATAACCAATGGTAACACTCGCAGCAGTACCAGAAACAGCATACGTTTCAAAGTTCTCTACAGTAATACCAATCAGATCAGAATCAGAATCGGGACCAATCGAAGAGAACACCAACAGAGAAGTAGTATCAACCAGTTCCCTTTCGGCATCTTCGAGGTAAGTGGGCGAATTGCGAACGTTAGCCTTGGGAGAATATGTTGCACCAGTAGTCAAAATCATGTCTGTAGAAGTAACGCCAGAGATAACAGTAGACGATACTTTCTGACCAGCTACACCAGACACCGGAGCAGAAGCAACAATAGTTCTAGGGGTCACGTCGATACTAGCGGAAGCCATTTTAGCCGTATCACCAGCAGATACCTTACCATACAACATGTCGTCGGTGGACACACGGGTAAAGTAAACAGGCGAAACAGGAAGATATTCCAACGCACCAACAACACCATAATCAGTATCCTCTTTAGGAGGAATACCATGCATATCAATCAAAGATTTGGGACTAGAAAAATACGATTGAGAATTGATAATACCCTTCCGCGCAACACCAACGAAAACACCAGTAGAACCACCGATATCTTCTGCGGTTTGGGAAAGGTCGATCTCCTTCGTATAGACACCGGGAAGTTTACTCGCCATTTCATACCTCTAATAAAAAGTTCCAATTAAATGTATTTAGAGTGATTTATTTTAACACAATACACAAATCACAAATTATACATTCCAGAACCATTCAGATAATTTTGATAAGGATTAATATCAGACGAAGAACCAAAAACAGGAGGTTCGTTATCCTCATCCGTTTCTATCCTATGTTCTTCAGAAACCTTAATCTTATATTCATCCTCGATAACATTCTTCTCGGATACTTCACCATCAAATTCGGGAATAGTGAAGTAATACAACGCCCAATAAAGACTCGTCACCATATCATCATGGTCAGATTCGGGACCAGAGAAAATATTAGTCTTTATTTCTTCATATCTGGACAGTTCCGAAATAGTTGTAGTATCATTCAATTCAACCCAACCATTATCAAAATACTTCCGAAGTGTCATACATGCAGAAAACTTGGTCTTGGATGTAGAAAGAACACCCAGACCACCCTTTTCACAATTAATCAATCTCTCGCATTCATAATCATAATACAAAGCATTGCAAAACACTTCACCGCAACCATTGTTACGTTCTGCCATAATAGGACAATTGTTGTACAATGTCGATATAGCTATAACAACCTTCGCAAAATCATAAGGCGCAATAGCATCATAACGATAAGTCGCCACCTGATATACCCGATTAATAGCTTCATATCTCAATACTTGCACGGCAGAGAAGTCATTGCCAGTACCAGTTGCAGGATCAACTCCAATAATATACTTAGCACCACGTCTAGGATGTTCATAAACAGACATCAACCCATTGTAATACGAATGTATAGGATTCTTAGGCAACGTGCGTTCCAGTCTAGACGCATCGACTAGAGTGTTAGAAGAACCAATAAAATTACAAAGAAATTCAGATTGGACATGTTGATGACCAAGCGTAGCATACTGTTCTGCCAACCATTCTTCATCTCTCCTTCTGCCACCATCAGCAGGAGGTTCATTCCATTGTACCCGATATGCAAAGAAGTTATTCTGTCCGGATGTAGCTTTCTTCCAAATATCGTGGAACAAATTCAAACCACGAGGAGTAGAGGTAATAACGATCTTAGAATTAGGAACAGCGGCAACCGTAGGATATACAGATGCCCAGAACGAGCGAGACATATTGTCACTAATAAGGGCAAATTCATCAAGATAAAGCAAATCAATAGTAAAACCAGCAGAAGAAACGCCACTGGTAGACGAACAGAATGCTCTACAACCATTTTCTAGTTTGATAGATTTCTTATTCCACCCATCCAAACACACTCCCTGTTGCAACCACTTAGGAAGCAATTCATATGCCTTTTTAATTTTCTCCATGATTTCCAATGCGGTTCTTTCAACTTGTGCAAGAATCATCGCAGTTTTGTCAGCATTGAACAAAAGAAAATGAAGAATATACAATGACACAACCGTAGTCTTTCCGGACTGACGGGGTTGCATAATGATAATATTTTGCTTTCCCTTTGGAGGATTTACGAAATAAGAAAGAATCTTCTTTTGGTATGCATATAATTTAATGTTATCAATACCACCAGAAGTTGCATTTCTTGTCTTATAATACTTTTCAGCAAAATAGAATATGTCTTGTCTACAACGAGCATATTCCCGAATTTGAGCAGGAGTGTAGTGTATCTTTTCGTGGGCTTCACGAAGCAAATCATTTTTAATCATGATAGTATTGACAAATGAAAGTAGTTTAAGTATATTTAGAGAAACACAATCAAAAAGGAGTTGAAAAATGGAAAGAAATGAACAACAAGGTCTAGCATTCATTCGAACTGTGACCAGCCTAACACCAATCGAAAACGCCGACAACATTGAAACCGCACATGTCTTAGGTTGGACAGTCGTTGTCAAGAAAGGAACCCTACAACCAAACGATAAGGTGGTTTACTTTGAAATTGATACGTTGTTGCCACTTGACAACAAACACTTCGAATTTCTCAAACCTCGCGGATGTAGATTGGTAGACGGAAAAGAATATCATCGACTAAAGACAGCCAAACTTCGTGGTCAAATTAGCCAAGGTCTTATCGTCAAAGCATCAGATTTAAATTTCGAACATATCAAAGAAGGAACAGATGTAACTACAAACCTCAATCTTCTCAAATATGAAAAACCTTCGATTGGTGTGAAAGGAAACACAGGAACAAAGGTGTCCTCTACAGCAGAATTTCCTTCTTATCTAGGTTTCGGCAAAACGGACGAAACTCGTATTCAGAATGCTCCCGACTATCTTCGTCTGTGGAAAGGAAAAGATGTAGTAGGAACGGTCAAAATGGATGGAACTTCTTCTACCTATTTCCTTAACAAAAACGAAAAATATTCTGATAGTTTTTGGTTTCGGATCAAGAATCGTTTCCTGAAGTTGTTTGGAAAAGAAATCAAACCAAAGATTTTTGGCATTTGTTCCCGTAACATTTTCTTGAACAAAAATCCTAACTCATACAAATACGAAGACGTTTACGGCAAAATCGCATTGAAGTATAATATGGAAAAGATTCTCAATTATCTGTTTCGTAAGACAGGGAACTATTATTGTTTTCAAGGAGAAATCTGCGGGGACGGAATCCAAGGAAACCCTCTCAAACTCAAACAAGGCGAACATGAACTGTTCATCTTTAATGTGTACAACATTACCAAACAGGAATACCTTACACACGAAGAACAAACCCAACTCGTTACAGATTGTGGTTTGAAAAACGTTCCGGTTACTTTTGATGGAAAGTTCGAATTTTCCACAACAGAAGAATTGTTGAAGTTCGCAGAAGGAAAATACGATTCTGGTGTTATCCGAGAAGGAGTAGTTTTCCGTCTCAAACACGAACCATATCAAGTAGGAGGCAGAAGAAACTCGTTCAAGGTAGTTTCAAATTCTTACCTGATGAAATTCGAAAACGATTAAAAACAAAAAAAAGAGGAAGCACAAACTTCCTCTTTTCATTTCAAAGAAAAATTACTTTTTACAATCTTTCTTCTTGTCTTCCTTCTTCTTACCGTCTTTCTTTTTGTCATCTTTCTTGACAATGGGCTTTTTCTTTTCAGCCTTTTTCTCTTCCTTCTTCTCCTTTTTCTTGTCAGACTTTACTTCATCGGAAGCCTTGGCTTCGGAGAAATGGTCCCGGATAGAAGTGCCGACCTTACTTTCAATAAGGAAGTCAACCGCACTAAGATAACGTTCGTCAGTAATTTTCATTTTGTAACCTCTCAAAAGAATTATTTCTTTGTATTTAGCCGTTCTGCTAAAATTTTATTGCACCATTTCATGTAAGATTCTTGGAAATAGTTCGGATGAACGAAGTTCTTAGGAACCTTGTTTCTCCAACGATTGAACAGAGCGTATTTTAATGCACCGGAACTACCAGTCAAACTACCAGTAAAATCCATCTTACCATGAACATTATCAGTCAAACCACGCAAGGAAAACAAACTCTTGCAGAATGTGGCAACAAAATCACCATGAACCACATTGGGACCACCTTCAAGAGATTCTAATTTTTTACAATATGAACAATAGAAAGAACCGACATCTCTGGGGCTACCTTCCAAATCTGTCACATTGCAATGGGAAAAGATACAACGACCACCGACACGTTCTGGGGAGCCACGGAACGAACGAAGATTCATACAACCATCACAGTCGAAATCTTTACCAACAAATTCCGGACAACCAACAAGACTAATTGCAGGAGACTTAGGCGAAGCGCGGAAATTACCAAGAACTTCAACTGGACAATTCTTGTAAGAAACCAACGTCTTACATTTAACAAGAGAGAAATTACCATGGACCTTATTAAACTTCCAAGGGATCATTCCATTCTCTAGCACAGAATCGTCTAGTTCCACATCACCAATAACATCAATAGAACCATCATCACGTTCAATCCAATTTTCTTCCTGTTTTGGTTTCTCAGAATCTTCAAGAAAGTCGGGCAAATCGACCTTAACAGTTTCAGAAACGAAAGCACCAGTATTGTAATACAGAACTTTACCATCGAATACACGAATAAGAATCTTATCATTAAACGGATATACTCTCATACGGTTAAATCTGGATTCACTTCTTGCAACCCGTCTAGCTTCGAGCTTGCCCATTACCCGTTTGGTAGCAAGATATACCTTACCAGAAGAAAAATCTTTCCATGCTCTTGCGATTTCTTTTTCAGTAGAATCTTCTTCTTTCTTGAACATACTTTCCCAGTCTGTACCACCAAAGAAAGTCTTCAATTGTTCATAAGAATCAATTTTGATAACGACATAGAAGTCATTTTCCGCGACAACATCCTCGTCGGCAACCTTAATTTTTTTGGATTTCACACGGGGCAACACAGATTTATCAAAATCTTCTTCTTTTTTTTCTAGAAATGTTTGCAAAAAATCAATATAACCCATGTTCACCTCACCCGTTTTTGATTCTATCGGGATCACAACCCAACATTTTAAGGAAATTAAATTTAGTAGTGGGTTCCCCTTGGACATTGCGTATAGGAACCTTAGATTCTTTAACACGATTCAAAAGTCGAAGATGTTTAGCCATATATTCTACCAAATTATCGGAAATCTCATCTTCCTTCTTATCCTTGATAGATTTCATTTGTTCCAAGAAATAATTGGCACGAGTCTTTTCTTTAGACCATTCTTCCACTTCTTCAGGCGACATATTGATATATCGCTTCCATTCACACATTACAGTTTTGCGATTAACTCCCAAGTCACAATATTCCCTTACAATCTTCTCTATGTATTGATTGGATTTTCTGGAAATATCATAACTTGTCAGTTTAGAAAACCATTCTCTTGTAATACGGTGATTATCAGAACCATTCAGCAGATAAAGAATAGAAGAATAGTCCTTGGTGGAAATAACTTTCTTAAAAGTCTTAAACCAACGAAATTCGTTTTCTCTGATTTCTTCCTTGGTTAATTCATTTCCATAATAACCCTTGGAATAAAAATCACTAAAAACCGTCTCAAAGAGGTTTTCATCCCCCTTGAGCGATTCCATATATAATTTGAATGATCTCATTAGATACGCATACATGAAAAACTTGCTATTATTTAGGTTAATCAAGACCATCCTATTTCATCAAGATATTCCTGTTCTGTCTTGTCATCCTTACCATTAGTTTTAGCCATAGGATCAGTTGCAGGAGTAAAAGGTTTAGACCTGTCTTCCGGAGCAGTTGGCATTTCGGTATCGACAAACTCCACACCACGCGAAACAATTTCTTCCTGTGCTGCTTTTCGTTTATCAAAGAAATCATAAAGAGCCATATCTGCCTGTGTAGTCGTATCTACACCAGCAGAAACAGGAACCATACCAGAAGCAACAGTATTAATTTCTTCCTTTGCCTGAACAGAGATATAAGACATATGTTCATCCCGCATTTCTTTCAAATAGACATACCAAGCAGGAGCATGACCATAGTTCAATTCACCATCGCCTTGTCTGTCATCAAAGTCAACAATCTCATAATAAGTATCGTTGTCCCTTAGATATACAACATCGCCAACTTTAGGCATGGTTTGATTATATATACCAAGAGCTTCAACTTCAGATTGTGTTAAACCACGATTTTGCCACCAAGGAACCGTTTCATATATACCGATTGCATACTTAAAACTTTCCTTTGATACTATACAAGTAATAGTATCTTCCAACAACGCACCAAACTTCTGATAAGAACGCTTTCTTGTTGCCAAATCATACTTCATTCGAATGTCAAATTTGCGAACCATTCTTTTCGTTGGGTCTTCCATGAAAATAGGATCATAATCAACATTGGAAGTCACTTGAATGTAATCCACAGTAAATCCATACATGTTGATTCCTTGAGCGGTTAGCTGGTCGTACAAACAACGATCGGCGGAATATTGAGAACCACCAAAATTAATATAAGGATTAGAGGCATAACTACAATTAGGAACACCAGAAGCACCAGTTGGGCAATCACCTTTAGTTACAGGCATATCATACCGTCGCAATTATTTCAATTCCACTACCAGCAAAAGTCTGGTAAGGAAGAATGGTAGTTTGCATGGTCCCACTTACACCAGAAGCACCAGAGTAATACAGAACATCATAATTTTCAATAACTTTCTCATCATAAACTTCAAGAAGAGAAACTTCATCTTCTGGCGGTATTGTTTGATATACAATATCCCCGTTTGCATCCTTCGATACTACAAAATTACCAGTGGAAGGATCATATGTGGTGACAGGAGCAACGAAATTAGTATTGAACAATTCGAAATATTTTTGAACTTTTCTTTCGTCTTGTTCATTTACAATATACTTAGAATTGATTTTCTTAATAATGCCAACCGGATTAATAACATTGTAAAAGAATGCTTCCACCACCATAGACAAAGTAAAACTGAAAGTTCTCTTTTCTTCGTCCATAGTCACATCCTTCATCAAATCAGCAGATGTACTAGAAAGATAAACCTTCAAATCTCTTTCAATATTAAGGAAATTAAATTCCTTCAGTCTCAATGACCGTTGCGGTTTGAAATATGGTAAAACTTGTTCCATGAATTGACACACTTGGTCAAAACTGCGACATTGCAATTCCAAAGAAAACCCAAGATCATACGGAACAGGAGACATATCAGAAAAATAAGAATCTATTACTGGATCATATACAGGAGTAGTAGAATCAGATTCATAGAACATTCTAGATGTCAATGCAGAAGTATGTCTTTCGCCGTTATACGAAACAGAATCCAATGTCAAACAAACCGATGGAATTGGTCTATAAGCCTGTTGAAGTTGCCCATTTCCTTTTTCTGCCCTTTTGCGTATCTGCTCCATTGCCCATGCTTTATCATAATATCCCCATCCAATAGGAACAGGAATTATCTTCTCTCTGGGAATATCATTTTCGTCGATATAATTAACAAACGGAGCAGAGTTGTCAACTTGTTTACTGTCCTGTGTGATAAACTTAACGTTTTCAAACAGTTTTACCAATGACAGAACAACATTCCGCACAACAGCATTTCTATAATATTTTGGAATGTTAGCCATTAGTATCCTCTATCGAAGTTCCATCAAAAGGCAAGTAGAAAAAAGTAGAACCATCAAATCTCTTATATTTAATGGCTTTACCATGAGTGCTGTCAAAAACATTAACAATTTCCAACGATTCTTCTGTTCTTATGGAATGTTGACCGTAATGAACCAACGGATGAAATATCAAAGAATGATGTGTTTTGCACAAAGGAATTACAAGTTTGGTTTCTTTTAATTCCTTTGGTGTAACATGATGAAAATCAATTTTAGAACGAGATGTGGTCGTATAACCACACCCCGGAAAACTACATTTGAAAACTTCCCTAACCAATTTTCAAAATCTGCTTTCTATTCTTTCCGTCTGTTCTTAGAGAAACATGAACCCAATCGAAATCATGTTCATCAATCAATTGGTCGAATTCAAAATTGTCCTTAATCAAATTGAACAATTTCTTATTCTCTTCATGATTACCAGTGTCCAAATCAACGGCTGCCCAATCGCCCAAACACATATGCTGACTGTTCTTAGCACCAGCCAAAGCAACGTTCAATTCGGGAGTTCTAAACCCAGAGGAAATCCTAAGAGACTTTCCATATTTCTCGCGCAACGGTTGAACTAAGTGTTCAACAAGAAAAGAAATTCTTTCAACATGCTCAAAGTCGGGAACATTCTCAATTCCATTCTTCTTAGCAGTTTCAGAATACATAAATTCCGACAATTTGAAATTCTTGAATTTGGACATATTAACCTCAACCAATACCAAACACGGGCGGTTCAGACTCCATTCTTATCTGCTCTTCGATTTTATCAATCTCGTCTTGCGCTCTTTGGAACATTGTGTCCGAATTAATCTTTCCACCACCGGGCATAGAAATATCGAACTTGCCAAGCATTTGCCCCCACCAGCTACGAGCCTTTGCCACCGCATAACGACGAAATAAAGGATTCTTGAATATAAACTGTGGTGCCTGTCTAATAAATGCCTTAACCATCATAGCATGGGCAAATCTAGGTTCAGGGTAAATAGACAACACTTCTCTTTCAGTGTCATACTTAGCTCTATACTTTGTACCGAAATGATTATCAATATCCTTCAGATACATCATGGTAATGTCATATCCGGAAATACCTAAACCCTGTGAACCATCATTGGGACCACCGGGATACTGACCATAGATAACCCAATCTCTATACAAAATATTATGCATAGGAGAGAATAAAGTATTGATACCATCAGAAGCCTGAATAGGAGCAATCTCACCAATTGCCTGAAGATTCGGAATCTTAAATTTGGATTTACCCGGAACAATCTTCAATACTATCCATTCTTCATGTGTTCCTATGTCGTTAGCATATCTCCAAAACCATGCAACCGAATCCATGATAATTTGATTGATAACGACATCGGGAATTTCCACACATATCACAGGCTTGCCCAATTGCATGAGAATATACTCACGCATTTGATCTAAAGTCTGTGGTTCGGCAAACATAGAATAATCCATGCCGTTTCCTCCAAATTAACCACAAAGAACGTTGCTGCTTTCGCTAATCAAATCCTGAACTACAAACACACCAGAAGGAGCATTGACAATCGCAGTGTTTTCTACAACAAGACTCTGCCTAGCATCAAGCTCAATATTCTGACCATTGACTTCTACATTAACCATCATAACATTTGTATTAAGAATACGTTTCATATTTTTACCTCTTAATTATTTATCAACATTGAAAAATGTAAAGAATTTTTTTACATATTCTTTGTCACTACCATACAAATCACCCTTTTTGTACATGTCAACAATCTTTATATCAGTACCAAATTTTCTAACAAGTTGAGGAAGAACATCTAAGAAATTCTCATACGCATGTCTAACCGATGGATCAGCATCATGACGTTCAAACAAACTGTAAAACTGACTATAACAGATCGAAACCGTTTCATTAAACTGCTCTTTGGTTTTAATGAGAGACACAGCCAAAGAAACATCAACTGCAAAAATAGGGAAAACATTTTCTTCTATCACTGGTTCAAACTTATCAACAAGAAAACGTGTATATTTCTTGTCCAGTTTAGCGATCAACCAAGAATCTTGACTATTATTAAGTTTCAACTTCCCAATATATTTCTTTCGGTTTTCGTTATCAGCAGGAAGAATCATTTCGGGATATTTCGAAATTATCTTAGAATACGCATCACCATTATCGTTGATGAATCTATTCCACCTAGCATAATCTCCGTATCTATACCAAGAATTTGTAAATTCTGCACGACTGGCAATTTTCGGATATCTCTCAATAACTTCAAACCATTTTTTCTCAGGGATTTTATGCAACGGATCAACTGCACCGCTCCACTCATTGTCTTTATTAAATCTCAACAACTTAAACTTATCTCTATCATTATGAACAAGTTTCAACACTTTGTATGACCGTGTTGTGAAAAACATAACTTGCTTTGGTTCATTATGATGTATAACACCACCAGTATCACCAATCCATTCCAATCCCAAGTCTTTATTAAGAATAACCGTCCATCTGCCAGAAGATTTCCTTTGAGGATTTTTATTTGTTACATCAGCCAAAACATGAGTGAAATAAAAGAAATCCTGACCAGAGGCTATTTGCTTTAAAGATTCACCATTGGAATATGTCTTGTTTATTACAGATTCAATCGTATCTTCGCCGTATATAGAAATCAATTTTTCCATATACATATCAATCTCATTAATACCCAACTTGGACAAATCTTTGATATGAGGAACATCAAAATTCTTTTGGATGAAATAGATATACTTATAATTAGTTGCAAACTGGTCATTCTTGGATTTCAAAACATCGTAAAACTCTGCCACCGGATACGCATACAACGCGAC